TTTTGCCATCTGCTTCCCCATGCTTTTCATGGAGCCCTGGATGGAGTTCATCTTGTCGGTAGCTTTATCGTCCAGCTTTACGGTATATTTCGCATCGCCTAGATCCATGTCTCCCCTCAGTTCTCAGAGATGTTGCCACCGTGCGCAGCAGTGATCATCTTGACTATGGCCAGCATCTGTTCGGGCGATTGCCTCTGCTGAGATTTGTGTTTCCCTGGCATGAAATCCTCGACTTTAGCAGGTGGACTCTTGGGACTTTTCCACATGTTGACCATGACGGTGCAAAGCAAAGCAGTGCGGGAATTGAGCCACTCTCGCACTTGTCTACACCGCTCAGACAACGCATAGAACTCGCGCATGGTCATATCCATGAATTCCTCAGTTGGTATCTGTAGGTCGTATCTGGCAAAGGCCCAGAGGTCTATGAACTCTGGGGGCTTTGTGCTAAAGGGGCCCCCTGTCCCCCCTTGGCCTCAGGGAAGGATTCGACAATACAGCGCGATATCGCCCTAGTTAACCCGGGAATATCACCAATCTCTACCATGTCAAGGACATCATCGTACTTGAGTTCCTTGTCCTCATGGATGAGACAGGCCCACAGCAAAGAGATAAACTCCTTGCCTTCCATATCCTTCAGGTCAATGCCGCCGAATAGATTCTTGCCAGTCAATGTCTGGAAGCCCAACATCCCGCGGGCAGTGAGTTTCAGGTGGCGTTCCTTGTCGAGCTGTACTGTGACCAATTCCATATTTCCTCCTTTCAATAGAAGGGGTGGCTATCAGGGTTCATAGCCCCTGGCCACCCCTTCGTCAGCCTTACGGGTATGTCACGTAGAGGACGTAGTTTCTGGCGACCTTGCCGCTCTCATACGCCTTGATGTAGACCGGGGTTGTGGTGTCGGCGCCGCCGACGGTTATGTGCCCGGTAGCCACACCAGTTCCAACTGTGTGAGTCACGCCCAGCGCGGTGATCTCGAAGGTATGTGCAACTCCTACCGGTGTCAGCGTGATCCAGTCTCCAGTCAGGTCAGTCCGTGACGAGTAGGTGTAAGTGTCAACTGCAATTGTCGGTTCGATGGTGATTGCGCCGGAGGTTTCTGTTCCCGTCAGTCCTGTCATACCTGACGAGAGGGTCACATTCAGGCTAGGCTGCCCAACGATGCTCAACGTTGCCGAGAATGGGATCATACCCTCACTGGTGACTTCGCCTGTAGCGAATTTGGTCACATATGCGGTACCAGTCCAAGTCGCTGCCAGTGCTGCGGGGAAGGTGACTGTGAAGGGTCGGCTAGTCCTGGATTCCATGTCTGTCATGAGAGCTATTTGACCATTCGTATCGCTGGGATCAAATATGCCCTCAATCTCGACATCGCCGGGATCCAACAGTCCTGGCAGCATCTCCTTGTAGTAATTCGCTGATCCAAGAGAGGTAGAGTCGACCTTCGTAACAGAGATACTAACGCCATTGATTCTCGTCACCTCTGCTATATCGGTCACGTTCCAGGTGAGTGTAGTAGTATGTCCGATCAATCCTGCTGTCGCCATGTTGCCCTCCTTAGTAGTTCCTGATCGTTATTGCAAAAAAGGTCAGGACTCGCCAGTATTTCGGTATGTCTGTGTCCTGGAGATCCTGGCCTTGAACTTCCTCGATTGCCCGCATGATCCAGTAGATCGTCCCATCTATAGTCACATTGGCATCGTACAAACCGTTTAACTCATCGTAGAGTGCGCGGTATATCTCCCGAGCCTCTATGGGGTCGTCCGCCCAGCAACTAAACTGTACCGATGGGATGACTATAGTAGGCACAGATGGGATGCTCGTTCCCCCTCGGGTGAAGAATGAGATACACGGTAAAGTCGCATTCTGTGGTAAAGGGTTGGCTGCATAGATTCTAGTACCTACTAATGCGGTCAAGTTAGCCTGGTCAACAAGGTACTCACGAATCACAACGTTCGTATCTACCATCAGAGGTGCTCCTTAATGAAGTTGCCGAACCTGGGCAGATTCTTATCAAGTGCCGGCTTGAAATAGGGCCTCGCGGACATGACTGCCGTCCCGGTCTCGAGATATCCCCCATAGCCAGAGGTAGAAAAGATAGAGCCAGACAATCCCTCAGCTTCATAGCGAATCGACCGTCTATTGTTGCCCGTGTCAACTGGACTCCCCTTGATAGTGTCCCCTGCTACGGCTACCACAAGGTCCTTCATCCCAGATTCCATCGCCTTCTTCATCTTGTCAGTCAGATTCCCGAGATTCCGTCTGACCTGTTCGTCATCTATCGTGACCTTGATGTTCATCGTACAGTCCTCATCAGACATTCTTTGTGATGGCTGTTCACACCATCTTGCCTATCGGTCACCAGTAGAACCTCATACAGCACCTCGTCTATGGTGACTCTATCCTGCTCGGTGATATCGGCATCCCCTAAGAAAAGCTGATACTCAGCAATCACGACCTGAGCTCCGACTTGAACTTCCCGTCCGGTACCAGTCACCAATCTACAGGGTTCATCTACAAGATGGTCGGCCCATACCTTCGACGGCATGCCATAGTCGTCAGCCGCACCTTCAGTAAACCGCTCTGTCGTGCAGGTGTTTATCAATAGACTCGAATAGCTCATTCCTCATAGTCCCCATCTACCAGGTCCATCTCAGCCCACTCCAGTACCGGTACTTCTTCCTCCGACTTCCGGTATCTATCCGCCAGCGCCAGCATGTTGGCTTGGCCTTTCTTAGTGTAGGAATAATCCCCTATCTTCTCGGAGTCCGGACTGTCGGAATAGTAAGCCGCCCATGCTTCCAATGCCTCCGCTGCGGCTAGTTTCACCGAACCGCCGGAGTCCAGGAATAGCTGAATCTCGGCATCGGAGTAGTGAGCGGGATTATCGTAGGTGTTGACCTTATCGTTTATCAGGAGCCGCACTTTCCCGATATTGGTTGTCGTATCGTATGTGAAAGCCATTAGCCACTCTCCGTAACGTGCAGGACATGATTGCGGAAGCTCTCTCGCTTCGTGCCAGCTTGCGTCAATTCAATTTCAGCTAAGAATTCGCCCTCAGTAGTGAAATCCCCTTCGGCTATAGTGTAATATACCTTCCCGTTTGCTGCGTCGGTTATCCCACCCACACCACTTAACAGGAGCGTCGAGGGAACATCATACGTCCAGACTTTCAGCGTGACCGTGTAGCCTGTCGGGTTGAACACGTCGCCCGTGCCGTCGTAGAGAGTGAAGGCCAGATTATAGCCATAGTCGCCTTGCGGTATGTAGATATGTTCGGTGTGAACCGTCATTAGAACTCCCTCCTCGACTTGGCGTTGATGTCCCTATCGTAGAGCATGGCTGTGATCGCCCTCTTGAACAAGAAGGCTGCTACTTTGATTCCAGGCCTGTCGTAGGAGCCCGTCATTACCATAGAATCGACTATCGCTATGGCGTCGGCCAGGGCAATAGAGATGTCCTTCACCAGGGCATCGGTGATTGTGAGATTCTCCGCCTTCCCGAGCCCGATATCTTTGACCACAGAATCGGCTAGAGCGAATGTCTCATCCTTGATGATACCGACAGCTTTGGTCAGTGTGTCGGTTATGGTTATAGAGTCGGCCTTGGGTGTCCCGAAGTGTTTTGTTAGGCTATCGGCAATTGCTAATGTGTCGACCTTGGGCTTGCCTATGTCTTTCACCAAGCCAGCATCGGTCAAACCAAATGCTTCCGTCTCAAACTTTCCAACATCCTTCACTATCCCCAAGTCCGTGAGGGTAAACGTCTCAGACTTCCCCAATCCTGGCTCTTTCGAGATAGAATCGGCGATTGCTAAGGCAGCCTCGGACAGGAACTTCCCGACATCCTTGACTACTCCTAATTCTTCCTCAGCCCCGAAGGTACAGAAATCGTCCCACAGGGAATAATAGGTAGTGGCTATCCATGCGCTACTTCGGTCAATGGAGGAGATGCGGGCTTCGCACTGGGGGCCCTTCATAAAAGTTACAGCCCCAGTATTGCGCCGAGTTGCTCCGAGTGTGAGATTATCTAGGTTAGGCACATCGCCAAACCAGTCTCCATTATTGCTGCCGTTAGTGAATGAAAGCGCCTGAATGGTCCCATTTATGTAGACTGCGATTGTACTACCATTGCTCAGGAACACTGCATAGTTATACTGGCTTGCTGGCAAGCTATTGGTCGGTGTTCTACCGTAGTACGAATGAACCCCACTCTGTCTGTTATAAAAATAGACTTGGTCATTCGCAGACGAAACGCCAAATATCATCTCATCTACATAGTATGTATCCTTGTCGCTGGCAGTAATAAAGCCAGAGGTTTGCGTATTCCAGTTCGCAACTATCTCAAGAGTTCCAGCATGAGAAGATAGTATGGCCGCATCACTCCCACAATCGACATAGTCATTCGCCCCATCAAAGTCCTGTGCATACCCTACTTGTCCTGCTACCTGGTTGGGTTCGTTGGAGTTATGCACTACTACATCGTCAGCTATGAAGTTGTGGGTATTCTCAATCTCCAGGTCGTAGGTCTCTTCGCTGCCAACTTCCTCAATCGAAGTGACAGTCTGGAATTGGAAACCCTTCGGCAGGCTTACTTCCAGCCTTTTCTTCTGACCGTTCAGATTGAATCTCTTTGCGCTGTTGTGCTTTACCGAGTCGGGGTAGAAGGTGAACAGCCAAGCCTTGCCACTACCTATGACACGCCCCTGATAAGCGTGGGGTCTCTGCGTCTTTTCTCTTACGTTGCTTACTCTCCAGCCTAACCCAATGCAGAGATTCCTAATCTCTCTTATCAAGCCCTCATTGCACAGGTCAATCCCAAAGCCATACTTGATAACATAGCCATCGGAATCTATCAGCCCCTCTATGAGTGCTTCCTTGTGCTTGGATGACTGAGAGTAAACCCACCCAGGGATTGTCTTGTTGTGGGCATTCCCGACTAGCCCCAGTCCACAGAGCTTGTCGTATTCGGCATTCCTGCAAATGGTTATGACCTTATCGTTTTGAGTGTGAGGGATTTTCTCTTCGTCCAGGATATCCGAATACTTCGCTATCAGTTCTTTGTCGTGCAGGTGTAAGGCTATCTGCCCGCCATGTTCTCTGTTCTTTCTCGTGGTGTTGCTGCCATCTCCAAGATAACAGCCGAGCAGCTTCATGAAGGCTAGAGAGTGGTCACTGTCACCTGTGATTTCACCATCCACCCCTCCAATGTGGGTGACTATAGAATCGCCCCTGCTTAATTCCGCTAAGGGTGTCCATTGTAACTTGTAGCTGTTTTTCAGATAGGAGAAGGGATGTTTCGCTTCCACATTGTAGCCAGCCTCCCTCTTCTTATCCGTGAAGCACGCCGTCAAGAAGGGGTGGTTAGAGGAAGCCCTTATGGTTCTGTTGGGAGTTTTCAGTTCATAGACGGTTTTTACACCGCTAGCAATCGTCCGTAGAACCCTGTTGGCTACAATCCCATCTTCGCCATAGGTAAGAACTTCATCGCCTGGCTCAATGTCAGTGATATCCTTGCTTCCACGCCTTGTCCTTATGCTGGTTCCCTTTGGTAGACAACCCTTCTTGGTGCCGTCGTTGTTATTGGAAGTGGAGTCGTAGATATGGGCATTGTCCGCCCCATCGGACATATGGTAGACGGCCTTGAAATCAGAGTCCCACACGTTCTCCGCTGCGCTAGAGTTCGTATCCCCCACATAGGTCGTGTTGTCGGCAGCCAGACTGTCATAGTAGAGTAAGAGCACCGTATCTTCGGAGGATGATATCGACGGGACCTTGACGTGAAGCCACGCTTTTTCATTAGCATCATCCCACTGGTCAACCTCGACGTAGCACTCCGTCCCGTCGGTAGTAGTAATCCGAATCTTCAGGCGGTTGGCATCGGCCTGTAGCTCGTCGAACACGCAGGATACATCGTCTGGATTCTGCCCTGATGCGGCGCTCAAGTAGACCATAGCAGGATAGTCAGTCAATAGAGTGGTGACCTTTGTATGGTCTAGGGTAATCTGCAGCATCTTGCTGAAACCGCCCTGTGTCTCTCTTATCGAGAAGCTCTCGGAGAGGTACTTTTCGATGGCTTTCATCAGGTCGTCTGTCAGAGAGACGTTATCGGATAGAGGCTTGCCAACGTCCTTCGCCAATGAATCCGATATCGCCAGCGTATCCGACGGATACAGATACCACGGCGGCTCAAAGAAAAAAGGAAAATCATACGGAAACGGCATATTTACTCCTATGAGAGGCGGTGGATGGAGAGGAAGGTATTTCCTGACCCTTTGACTACATCTCTATTGCCGCCATGCGCATGATATGCCCACAGTTCGAGATAGTCAGTCGCATTCAAATAGACTATATCGCTGATTTGGGCAGTCACGTACATTATGAAGGCACACGTAAGGCTCGTGTCTACTATCATTGCTCCATTCTTGTAGAGCTTGCCATTGTATTGCTTGTTCGCACCCATATCCTTATACAGTATTTGACCCGCAACGACATAGTAGCCAGCAGTCGTTGCTGTGAACCGTGAATGATAGAGGATATAGTTCTCGCCGTTTATCATAATATCATCGGTCAAATCTAGTTCACCGGCATCCACGAATCCCGATACCGTGGTATAGGTGTTGTCCGTGGTATTCCAGATAGTCGCTCCTACGTCTGCGGCCTCAAAGCCGCCATCGGCATCATGCAATTTATTGGCTTCTGTCGCATCTGCCGCAGCCGAGAGGGTTCTATTCTTGAACTCACCTGCACCATCGTATGTCTCACCATCGAGCAATACCTTCGTTAGAGTGGTATCGTTGATTGTCTGGTCAACACTACTAAGGTACGCCCTTGCCCTTGAACTGAATCCTTTGGCTGCCCATGAAGGGATTCCAGAGGCCAATTCTAAAACCTCGCCATCACTTCCCTTCGCCAATCTCGAAAGCTGTGTAGCAGAGCTGGCATAGAGGATATCCCCCGTAGCCTGGGAATCAAACCGATGTATGTCGGTATCTTCCCAATCGGTCTGAGCACAACTCGTACCTGCTGCTGTAGGTTCGTGTCTTAGTTCGTTGGCCATTCACCCTCCGTAGCTCTTCAACAATTTGAACAGCAGTTTCTTATCCTTCCGGCACACGATAGCGTGAACCTGTTGGGCCAATCCCTCACTGTCCACATGGAAGGCGCTGACTATGGCCGTCTCTGCGGCTTCGTTACAGCTTACAATGGCGCTACAGATGTAGTCGTCATGGCTGGACACGAAGTTGCTCAGAGCCTCCGCTACCTCATCCCTGAACGGTGTCGGTTGGACGATATGAGAGGTTCCGTAGCACCTTGCCTCTTCATTCACCGTGTCCTTGAACTGGACGAGAAATCGGACTTCGTAGTCCTTCAGCAAGCCGTCCTTCTCGAACCAAAAGGTGTAGCATTGGACGGCCCCCTTGTGGTCTTCGGCCCGGTGCTTGTATGTGACAAAGCCGGGAAGTTTCTTGACCTCTTCGATTGCCGCTTTCAGGTTCATTTGCCCTCCTATGAGGCTCCAAAAGTGACTGTCCAGGTAATCTTCAACGTGTCCGCTGCCAGCTTGTTGACCACCGCGAAATCCGCGTAGGTCATCATCGAGGTATTGTCGTCGAGTCTCAGGATACCGGCTTCTGTGATCGCTCCGGTACCATCCGCAGCAGCCCAATCCCCGATATAGATCACGTCGTTGTCATCGGCACCGGCACCCTGGGTTGTGGAGGTCAGAGCATTACGGTCAAGGGAAATGGCTAGGCCAGTATCAGCAGCACCCTGACCGTTGCCCGTCCCGACTGCCATGTACCCGATAGCAGCGTCACCCTGATCGCTCATTTGGTCTGCGACCTGGGCATCCATGAGATTGGTGATCGTGTTGAAGATGTCTCTGCTTTCCTTCAGCTTCCCGTCAGGGCCACGCAATTCGATGTGACAATGCCCTTTGATTCCCAGCTTGCTGCGGAACCCCATGTCTCTCGTCTTGTTCATTTGGTTATTCCTCCTTACCAGTTCTTTCGTATCTCGTCTATCAACGCCTTTCGGGTTGTCTCGCGTTTCTCGTCTGATATTCGTTCATCCTTGACCTTCCCATCGGGCCCTCTCAGGACGATATGCACCTTATCCTTGATCCCTTGATTGTCTTTGATGTCCATACTCACTCCTCACGATCTAAACCACTCCACCTCTTTTTCCCATATCTGCTGCCACTCGGCTAGGCTCAGAGCCCTATCGCCCCAATACCGCCACCGCCAGAACATTCCTTTGTGGAAGTCCGCATTCTTGGTGTATCTAGCTCCGATCACTAGATCACTGGTCGTAGCCTCTGGGTCTATCAGCCCACCAACAGCACAAGTTGAAACCAGTGCTGCCGCTCCGTTTAATACGTCCCCCTTATGGAACGTGGCAAGGACTCCTGACCGCGATATTCCTACGAAGTGCCACATGTTTTTCTGCCAGGGGCCGCTGTAACAGGCCGTGCGGGTCGTAGCTCCGGCTGAATGATGGTGACGCAGCGTTAGATAGTAGTTGCTCCCATCGTCGTATAGATAGAGCTCCCATCCACCTACATCTACCTGAT